GGTATGTTAAATCAGCCGATACCTGCCCATCCATGCTTGCACGTGTTCCGATTGGGGCTTCCTTTAGGTTTATGCCTAATTGCTTCCAAGACTTTACAACAGGTATTGTTGAACTACGACAGTTTATATGCGCGGGCGGACGTGGGCCTTCATTCATTGGCCATGTTTTTCCATCCCTAGACTGGCATATAGCACTTGTGCGACCATCTAGCGTTGATACCCATTGCACGCGGTCAACAATGTTTGAATTTTCCTTGTAGACTTCATCACGCGCAACGCTGGCAGTGTGGTTTATGGCCGTTCTAACTGTAGCCTCTGCCTTGCGCTTGCTTATGGTGGCAACGCCGTTTGTTGTTCGGGTGCCTGTTATCGTTCTGACAATTTGCTGTGTTGTGCGACCGTCTGTGAAGCCTTCACGTATTACGCGCTTTATTTCGGTAGCGGCTTTTACATCCAAGTCAGACAGCCAATCTTTAAGCAGAAACCCATTAAATGGCCTCGCACTTGCCGCCGCGAATATCTGTGCTGTTGCGGGTGCCACAAAATCAACGGCTACAGGGATTGTAGACCTAAGCATATCAGCCTGAAAACCCGCCTCAAACGGAGCAATGTCTTTTAATTCTTTGGTTATCTTGCTAATAATAGGCTTGTATCCGTTCTTTATATCCCTATCCACGACCTTTAATAATCTGGATAAATCCCTAACGCCCAAAGACTGAATGTCTTTTTTAATCAGCCGCAATGCCGCCTTGTCGTGAACACCCTGCACCATGCGGAGTATTTCGCCAACAACGCGCCGCTTATAGCCCTCAATACCTACTTGATGCCGTACCGTATGATCTAGCATTTCATCGGCAATGTTCATTCGTCAACAACCTCAGGCTGTCCCATTGCATCCGCTAGAACGTCCTCTTTCACTTGCTCTGGATCAACGTCCTCTGATAAAATACCACGGCGAACACCCTCTTTAATGTATAGACCCGCATCAATCGCGCCAAGGGCAAACATCTTGCCAACCTGTTCAAATGTCAGATGCGACAGAGCCGTTGCGGTAAAGTCTTTATTCACGAATACTTCAGTCGATGTGCTACCAAGCCCGCCAAGGTCTACCATCCAACCAAGCGCAATCTCTAAAGCGTCTTTTAGGTTATCAGCCCACATAGATAGCAGGCTGTTTTGCTTGCCTTCATCAATAGCATCACCCGTTGCTGTGTTGTTGCCTGTTTTGGATATAACAAGCTGCAAGCCCGCCGCCTGCATTTGGAATTCCATATCCTTTAATTCTTGCCGACCTGCGCCTATCGCCTCGCCGCCATGCTCCACAACACCAACCTTTGCGGCCTCATTTGTTGAAAAGAACGCATAGCCTGGGCTTTCCTTAAATGCCGCGATATCTTCAGCCGCATACCCATGAAAGTATTTAATCGGTGCGCGGGCGTGGTGCATGATATTAGATTGGTCAGACTGTGAACGCCAATGCGCCATGTTGATTTCTGCCAGCCGCGCCAATGGTGGCCTTGCAGTGAAAAAGCCAGTACGTGCGGTATAAACAGGCGTAACCATTATTTCAGTTTGTTCTGTTGGGCCACCGCCCTCAACTTCAACCCATTCTTGTTTGCCGTTTTGTTGAAACAGCCGAACATTCACACGCCCTTCAACTAAATCCAACACGCGAATTTGCGGTATTTTCTCATCGCTAAATTCTGAACGATCAGGCTTGGCCACGCTTTCCATAATGCGAAATTGCATCAACGTGGGGCCGTTATTGGTCGAAACCCACTTCCAGCCCAACACGTCAACCAATGCCACATGCGCCATGCTAGGCCGCAATCCTTGGGTTTCAGCTTGTGCCACAGTCACCAGATCGGGTCGTACAGGCGCATCTACCATGATAAATGATAAACCCATCTTTATAGCGGATTCAAACACATCACGCGCGAAGTTAGATAGGTCACGACCTTCTTTATCAATATCCGATGCCCAGTCAGACAGCTTGCCGTTGCCTTCCATAAGTGCCACAGGTTTTTCAAACACCTTACCCGTCATATCATCGATAGCCTTACCCACCCCATCAAACAGCCATGAGCTTTTGCAGCGTGCCTTGTAGTCGTCGTCACTTTCTAGGGGGAATTGTGGTAAACGCTATTTACCAAGCCCGCGCATATGATCGCCGCCCTTGGCTATATCCACAACTGGGGACGCCGCCTGTAGCATTGCGGTAACTTCGCCACTTTGTTTTTCGACTGTGTGCTGTTCGTGTTTCATATTCTAATCACCATTTTACCAGAGTTTTGCGCCTTGATGATTGGTGCTATAGCATAGCGCATGTCATCTGGCATATGATTATTTGCATCGACAATATCGGGCAGAACATCGTCGGTGTTTTTATCAATCTTATGTGAATAAAGCCTCATATTGCTGATTGCGCCCGTACATCTTGGATGCACTATAACCTTTTTATACTTGCGAAGAAAGCGTATTCCCTCTTCTACCGAATTCGGCCACTTCTTCACGCCCTCCATTTTGGGGAAACCGTGCCTTTGCAGATAGCTGATTGTTTTTGGCTCGGCACTGTCTGCTCGGGATACATACTTGGCAAAATCTGGAATGTTTCGATTGATAAATGCAACAGTATGATCCATTTCGACACCAACCTTATAGGCTTCATATTCACAATAAAGCGTATCATCATGTAGCCAGTACCTGTGCGCAGAAAGCGGATCAGCACTAAATCCAAAGTCTACCCCTTGATATGGCCCAACCCATCCATCCCGTAGCTTGCCTTCTTTGTCGTGGGCCGCAAACGCTTTAACTTCCCATTTGCCACCGAATACCTGCGCATCTGTGCGTGTTAAGAACTCGCCTTCCCATATATGCCCGTATGTGTCAGGGTCGCGCTCTAAATCACGCAATCGCTCCGCGTCCAACACTTCGGGAAACCACGGATTGTCAGTGTAGTTTACTTCTATTATTTTACTATCGCTTGGAATAGTTTCCCTAAATCGCTTATGCGTTGCGCTTTCGGGGCTTTCAGGGTTCCATGTTAGCCATATCTCTGAATTGGCTTCCCGCACTGTTGGGATAACCTTACGCCAAGCGACTTCGCTTACCGCTTCGGCTTCATCAGCCCATAGTAATAATATCCTGGCCTTTGACTTTATGCTGTCAAGATTATACCTTAACCCACAGAACGTATATTTTATGCGCCCGTCCTTTGATCGTATGAACTTCTCACCTATTTCGTAGTAAGCATTTAGCCAAGGTTCAGATCGTATGGCAATCTTGATTTCTTCCATAGAACTGTCTTCAAGTGAGTTCTGATATTCACGCCCGCAAACAATCTGCCCGCTTATGCCAGCCATTCCACACCGATAGCCATGCACGGCTGTCATTAATGCGAATGGACGTGTTTTCCCGCCACCCCTGCCACCATATGCACCCCTATAGCGAGCTGCGCCTTGGAAAACAGGAATTAGCTTTGGGGATAGTTCAATCTGTGCTGTTGTCATTATTCGGGGTTACAAGCTGAATTATGTCTGGGAATTTAGCCGACCCATCTGGGGATATAACCGCCTGCACTGGTGCGCCTAGCCCCCTGTCCTCTGCGTCTTTTAGCATTTTAAGGGCATATGGGCTTAGAAGGGCTTCCAATGCTTTACCATCATCTGCACCATCCAAGCTATTAAGCAGCGCATCAAGCCCCATAGCCCTAAGTTTTAGAGCCTTTTCAGCATTACTGCGTTCAATGCTTACAGTTTCTTTCGTCTTGCCGCCTGGGTTTCCTGATTGGCCTTTCTTGAAGTTTTTAAGGCCACTTCTGTTAGGGTTAGGGTTAGGCATTATATCGCTGCTTTCAATGTTATGTTATATCGCTACATAACATGTTGGGTTATCGGTGTAAACTATGTGTCCTTTCTGCTAAGCTTCAACATTAATTCCATGCAATAACAAGCACGCGGGCAGATGGTCACCTCTCCAGCTTCCCAACGTCTAATACTACGCCCGCCTTGCTTGCCCATGCCCCATAATTCAGCAAGCGTGGCCTGTGTATAACCTAGCGCGTTGCGTGCCTCTTTAAATTCTTCTTTTGTCATAGCCCTAGCCTCTCATTGTCTTGGCGTTGGTGAAATAGCGCATCACCTCGCTCGTCTTCTTCATCTTGCGCACAAGTGCAGTTAGAGCAGTCAAAGCAAAGAGAGCAGTGAGAGCATTCAGAGCAGTGAGAGCAGCGAGAACAGCCAGAGCAGTCAAAGCAGCGAGAGCATTCAGAGCATTTAGAGCAGCGAAAGCAGTCAAAGCAGCGAAAGCAGTCAAAGCAGTCAGAGCAGTTTACACAACCACGACATCTCTCAAGGCTATCTAATGCGGCTTGCGCCTTCTCACGTGTGCCAAAATATTCAACACTACATTTATTCCCGTTACTATCTTCAATCCATGTTGTCATTGTGTGAGT